TCCTCATGCTTTTGCGCCCTCAACGCTTAAACAGACAGCTTTCTCTCCAGCAACTGGAGGGTCGTTTAGAGCTATGGAAACAAAAGCATGAGGATATGTGCCTTAAGCTTTACCGTGCTGCCACTGGCATTTAATCATGAGCAAATTTACCAAGCTTCAGGAAATGCTGGGAGAGGCTCTTAACAAGAGGGCCGATGATCAGCAGGTGGTGGAAGTGATTGACACAATGGCAGAATGGTTTGAACTTCTGCTGGAAGACATGGGCGTTGAACCAGCTTCCATTCCATCGCTTCTTCGCTGGCAGTATTTGCACAGTGACTACGCCAACAAACAAGCTATCGGCATTGAAAATGACTGAGAATCATTCCTTCCCCATCACCCCACCGCCGGAGCTGGTGCAGCAGTGGCTGGAAGAGCTGTACGGCGCCCCAGTTTCTGTGATTAGCCCGTTTGATCAACGCGTTCTTATAGCTGTCGCCCAATGGGGCGCAGACCAAGAGCTGGAGGCGTGCTGTGAGTGGCTCAAAGCCGATCCAGAACTTGTTGATGAAATCCGCGCTGACCGCCGCCCCAAGCCGCCGAGCTTTAAGGAACAGGCCATCGCAGTTCTAGATGACGCTGAACTGGACGCAGCCCACTACAACATTCTTCTCCGCGCACTGGAGGCCCTGCCCGATGACTGACATGAACTGGGCGAACGCCAAGAGCGAACTGAACACACTCATCACTGAGTTACGTCTTGTCTACGAAAATCTGCCGTCTTTTTACTCTGACTCCGTGAAGGGATGGGATGTGGACAACGTGTACACAGCATCCAATCATCTCCGAGCCGCTATCGAGGCACTTAAGCCACTTACAAATAGGCGTCATGTTTAACTCAATTTTCAGCTATTTCACTTTGAGGCAACTTGATGACTGACGAACCGCATGTGGGTGAGCTCAAGTGGCAGGGCGAGCCTCAGAACTCTCCTGTTGAGCTGTGGGATGGGAAGCAGTGGGTACTCGTAGGCTGTTCCACACCGACGGATGAGGAGCTGAAGGCTCTTTACTGGGAACGGATGGCGGCCGTCACCCAAGGACTGGGACACCATCCGCCGCGCACTGGAACAACTCGATGACTGACTACAAAGCAACCCCCGCACAGTGGGCAAATGTGCAGAAATTCGCCACCGTTGCCGGTGAGTCCTGCATCCTCGAACTCCGCGCCAGGGTCGAAACACTGGAGGCTGCAGCTCACAAACACATCGTCGAAACCAGCGCCAGCATTTCGGCTTTGATAAGTCGGATCGAGTCGTTGGAAGCCGCTGAACGCCAAGCCTCAAAGGTCCATCAAATCAGCGAACCGCTGAAGTTGACACCTGATCAAGCGAAACAAGTCAAAGACCAGTTAGGACTCAATTTAAAGTCAACTCCTGATTCAAACCAAATTGTTAATTATCGATTGGTGGAGCGAGTTGAAGATGCTTTAATGGAGAGCATCAAGGATCAAGGCTCTATGGCCCGTGCCGCGATCCGTGAGGTGGCAATGTGGATGCGTGAGAACGAAGTCGGTTATACAGCCGCTCGCTGGCTGGAGCAGGAGGCAAATCTATGACTGACTACAAGTTTGTGCCACTGGACACGCTGGAGAATCGCCTTGGCGATGCTTTGGGCTTGGCACTCAGCATGATCCGCAAGCCTGAAACTATCGACAACAAAGCCATGGCTCAGATTGAAGCACCATTCAAAGAATGGTGCGACGGTCTCGTTGATGGAGGACTGCTCAATGACTAAACTTTCACTCGCCGCAGAAGCAGTTTTGGATGCCTATATGAATAACTGTGGCTGGCTCGATGGTCCGTTTGAAAAAGATTATCGCTGTGCTGCTGCCGTTCTTCGTGCTGCTGCGGATCAAGTTGCTCCTGGGGTTTACTTTGTGTACACGGGCAATCGTGACTGGGATCACGGCATGGAAGCAAGAAACGATGCGATCCGTGAGGCAATTTTCGCAATTGCTACCGAGCTTGAAGCCATTGACGAGGAATATGATTTCGTCATCACTACTGAGCTTGAAGCCCAGTAGTCACTATCTCTATCTAAAAGGTCCCTGATGGGGCCTTTTCTTTTGCCCAGCTATGGTCTCCGGGAATAGGCTCTGTTCCATATTCCCAATCATCATATTGCTCACCATTTCTCAACCATCGTGCAAGACGTTCACGCTCTTGCTCAACAGACAATTTCCTTTCCATAAAGAATCGGCTGGCCTTCTATAGCCTACTGTCGGCCAACTATGTATAGGCACAAAGAAAGGGGGCCGAAGCCCCCTCTCTCTGCGCAGCCTCCGATACCCAACAACAACTAGGGGAAATCTCCTCGCCTAGAAGGGAAATGTGCCTCTCAGGAGAATGACTAGCTCCCTGGCAAAGCCATACAGCATTGCCCACACTTCCGTCAAGTGTCCACCCTCACGGCCCGCCTTGCGACAGGAGAAGCAATTAAGCCTCTAGAACCGACTGCTCCATAAGCATAGCATCCAGCAAGCCCCTTGACAGACATGGCACAATGGTAAGACTGTCGCCAGCGATGGCGATGGGCCTCTCTAGTTCTTTTCACCAGCTTGATGCTTTCACGATTTCTTCTTTCCCTCTTGCTCCTCGCTCCCCTTTTCCCAACGCCTGCTCATGCAAGGCAATGCGGCACCGCCTCGCACTATGGCATTGGAGATGGTTACGACGGACAACGCACTGCCAGTGGTGCTCGATTCAATGCCTACGGCTCCATTGCTGCCCACCCATCGCTTCCATTTGGCACACGCCTCCTTGTAACGAACCGTGACAATGGAAAGCAGACTGTGGTGACCATCCTTGATCGCGGCCCATACTACGGGGGACGCATGATCGATTTGTCCTATGGCAGCTTCTCAAAGATTGCTTCACCCAGCCAAGGCACTGCCCGCGTCTGTATCGCTCGCCTCTGAAATCATGGCTAAGAACCTTGCTTCTTTCATGCTTGTCACCTTCGCCTTTGGGCTTGGTGCCTTTGCTCTGGTAGCCGCCCCTCAGGCAATGCCAAATCAAGAGGGCTTGACAAAATGCCTCAAGCTCCACCCAGAACGCTATTGCCGCATTGCCAATGGCTTCCCGGTTGATCCCCTTGACAACGCCGTGCAGTAGCTCTATTGTTCCCTCGGGAACGCGGGAGAGCCCCTTCGGGGGCCTCTTTCCTTCTCTAGTCCTTTGCCAGCGATGGCTCCTCCAATGACTAAAACTGACAAAATCAAAAGCTTCATCTTCAATGCTGGTAGCAGCATTGTGAACGTGCGCTTTGTAAAAGCAGACGGCTCTGTTCGCAGCCTTTGCTTCAATCCTCGTGACACTAAGGAAATCAAAGGCACAGGCACTGCCGTAAAGAAGCCTTCAATCATTCGCTGCCGTGATTTCACCATTGCTCGCAATGTAGGCGAAGGTGCATGGCGCTCGTTTGATTGTGAGCGCGTGTTGAGCATCAAAGCTAACGGTCAAACCCTCACCTTCTGAACAATGACCTGCACTCCCTTCCTAACTCGCTCTCAGCGTGCCATCTCTCGCATGGTGAAAGATGCTGGCTATTCTTTATCAAGCTATTCTCGTGATGATCGTTCTGCTGCTCGCTCTAAGCTTCTGGCCCTTGTTCATAAAGCCCCTCAGCATGCCCCAGCAAGTCAACCAAATAAGCGCACAAAAGCTTTCTTCCTAACGCTTGCTGACAGTATGCAAGACGATATCTGGCGCTTCTTGTAATGGCATTAAAGGACAATAGACGCGCATTGTTTGAGCTTGTTAAACAACACGGCTTTGTTCTTCATAGAAAGAACAAGCACTACGTGTTTAAGCATTCTTCTGGCAAGACTCTCGTTTGCAGCACAAGCTGCACTGATTGGCGGGCATTGAAGAATGTAGAGCGTGACATTAAGCGCCTGTTGTCCTCATGAAATTCTCCGTTGGTACTATTGTTGATTTGTATGACGTTGGCTTTAAACAATGGAGGGGGGAGTATATTATTGTCAAAGCTATTCCTGAAACTGGTTTATACAAAATCAAAAACACTAAAACTAACAGCCAGCAATTTGTTAAGGAAAAAGCATTAAGAATAGGCCGCCTCGGCCCCTTCCGCATTGAAAGCCTCCACGCTTCGTAAAGTTTTGTGACAGGCCATGGAAACAGGGCCTTTCTGCTGTATTGTTCTCTCAGTTCAGGCAGCGATGCCCCTCCGAATCAATGAAGCACTATCCTTCCTACGAGGCCCGTCTCGAAGCTGACCGTCAGGCACAGCACAGCGGCTACGGCATTCGCCCTTTCCTCTGCGCAGATGGTTCCACGAAGTGGGAAGCTTATGGCTGGGAACGCATCACTGAATTCCAGCTTCACGACACCAGCTACGGCCTTTTTGATCAGAAATGGGAGGCCGAACAATATTTCAACAGCATCATCCACGGCTGAGCCCTCCTTATCCTCCTCACCCTCCGCAACCTCCCTAATGGCAACTGTTCCCACTCTCCATCTCAACGGCACTGGCAAGACCACGCTCCGTGATGAATACGCTGCTGCCTACGATGCCCTTACCAAAGCCCTAGAAGCTTTTGCTTCTACAACGTGTAACGGGCGAGATTTCTATCCGCAAGGTCCTGATGCTTACTATCAAGCTCGTGATGAACGCTCTGAAGCCTTTGGCCACATTGAAGCAGCAAGGAAATACGTTGGTGAAGTACTGATGGGCATCTGCGATCAAATGTGATAGTATCGCTTCGCCCAATTTTTCTTCATTGGAGCGTTACCGGCAACTGAGTGTCGTTAAAGCCTCGCCTCGTGAAGCTTGGCCTAGCTCAGTCAAGGGCTGCCCCCGCAGCCCTCTCCCCTCTCTTTAAATGACAATGCCTTATTCTCTCATTGTTGATGATGAATGGGGCGTGCCTTACGCCCTCAAGACTTTTGAAACTATTCAAGACGTGCATGATGAAATTAGAACAATGGACGAAGCATTAGACAATGTGGGGCCTGGTGCAGCGTATGCCATTCGCTGTATTATTGACCAGCTCAAAGAAATTGTTCACGAGGCTGAAGAAGAGCCTGACTTCCTTCCTGACCGTCCTGCTTTCTGAACCATGCTGACCATTTCCACTTATCAAGACAACGGCCCGTATTTCCCTCCCACTAGAGGCCGCTACCAAGCGGCCCGTTTGAGAGACCTTCTCTTCCACGTCAGGCAAGCGATGGAGGATCGGGAAGACATTATTGCCGTCTTTGACCAGCAAGGCTCTTGCAGGGGCATCTGGCGCAGGGACGTTGAAGGTTACATAGACAGCGCTGGTGATGCCATCATTGATCACGATGGCTACGAGCTGATGCGTCCCGATACCAAAGAGCAATGGCTGTGGAAGAGGCTTCAGCAGGTAATGAAATGATTCTCGTAGATTTCTTCTCTGAAGATTGCTGCAAAGGTACAGAACTTGTTGAAGGTTGGTATTTCTATGCTGATGATGATGAAAGCTTTGTAGGAGGACCGTTTGCCAGCGAAGAAGCCGCCCTAAAGGCGGCTTTTGATGGCCATGGCTGGTGAAAACAAACTGAAACGCGGTAAGGGGACTAAACGAAAGACGGTATGGGGACTAAGCAGAATGCGGTATATTAGGAGCCGCCCCAGCCCCCCATTTTCGGCCTCGCTCATGCTTCTATGCGCCTACACGCATATGCGCATACACGCATGTCAGGAGACGCTGACATAGGGCTGTGTGCTGATATCCTGACTGATACTGATACGTATCCGTAGCAGATACTGGCCATGATCATGATCATTCACGCTACTGATCATGATCACACTCTCGGTTGATCACGATCATGATCACGATGGCGCTTTGATGGGGATCCTCATCATGATCGGCTCTCGCTCTCTCTCATGATCACGATCCCGCTCTGATCATGATCATGATCCTGATGTTAAGAGATGTGACAATACGGCTCCGCGCCTCTGGCTCCTCCTCTCCTTCTTTCTATTGTCTCTGGCAAGGCCGCGAGGCCTCCTCTCTGTTCTCTGGCTCTCATGCTCTCCCCTTCTCTCAGAGGCTCTGCCTCTCCCTCCTTCCCTCCTCTCTCTGATTTGATCGAGGCGCTCTCCTCTCTCCCATGGGAGGCGATCGCCTCTCAGGCTCTCGAGGCGCTCCTGTTCTCTCTGGCTCTCTGCCATGCTCTCACCGCTCGTCTCTGGCAGGCTCGAGGCCGTCTCGCTCCTCTCCTTCGCTCTGTAGCCTCCTCGCTCGAGCGCCTCGCCTCCGCTCTGCCAGAGCCTCTCTCCTCCTCCTCTCCTCGCGCTCTGTTGATCGAGGCTCTGACAGAGGCAGGAGAGAAAGCTCCCGCTCTGGCGAAGGCCTCCCGCTCCGCTCTCCTTCGCCGCGCATCTCGTCTCGGCCTCCTCTGAGGCTCTGCCTCTGGCCTCCCCTCAAGGGAGGCCTCCCTCCTCTCCTTCCTTCTCTGTTCTCTCGCTCTCGCTCCCATGGCTCCCACTCACGAACTCCTCGCCTCTGATCTCTCCTGGCCTCGCTTCTCCTTCTCCTCTCGTCGTGAGGCCGCTCTGTTTGCTCGCGAGCTCGAGGAGGAGCTCTCCTCCCCCTCGCTCTCTCCTGAGGCTCGAGCTGACAGAGAGGAGGCGCTCGAGGAGCTCCTCTCCCTTCTGTTCTCTCCCGTCTCCTGAGGCTCTGCCATGCTCTCCTTTCTCGAGAGGCGCCTCGCCACAATCGAGCGCCTCCTCCCTCGCCTCTCAGGAGAGGCAGAGGAGCGCCTCCTCCGTGAGAGGCGCTCCCTCCTTCGCCTTCGCCATGGCATCCCACTAGGTGCCGAGCTCCCTCTCTCTGTTCGCTCTGCTGATCTCTCCTCCTAAGGCTCTCTCATGGCTCTCCCTTCCTACTTACGAGCTCGGCTCCTCGATCGCGCGGAGGAGCTCGGCCTCGCCTCCTCTGGCCTCCCCTTTCTCCTCGAGGAGCTCGCTAGGTGGCTGCCGTCTCCCACGATCGAGGCCTTTCTCTCTGATCTCGAGGAGCTCTCCTCCTCCGATCTCTGACGGTCGTTTGTTGCGAAATATTTCAAGAGGAGCGGGAGGCTCTGGCCTCCCCCTCTATATCGCCTATTGTCTCTGGCATGAGGCGAGCGATCGCCTTGCTCTCTCGCTTCCCTC